GCCGAGCTGCGCCTGCTGCGCGTCGAACTCGGCCTGCATCTGCGCGCCGCGGAGCTTCCACTCCTCGATGGTCAACTTGGTCCGATTGTCCATCTCGGCAATCCTGAACTCAAGATCGGCCTTGAGTTTCTCAATCTCAACCTTCGCCTGAGTCTCCGCCTGCGCCCGCGCCGTCTCGGCCTGTTCCTTGACCTGTTCGGTCTGCAACATCTGCCCGGCCTGCTGCAGCTGCTGCGTCAACTGCTGGACCTGCTGCTGCGCCTGCTGCAAGGCCGGGGACGGCGGCTCCGTGCCCTGCTGCTTCGCTTCGAGCATCTGCAGAATCTTCGGATCGAGCATCACCTTCGTGCGATCGGCCATCTCGTCATGGCCCGGTCCGTCCAGGTTCTTGAAATACAGGTCGCCAAACCACGTCATCAGCTGCGGATTCGCGGAAATCAGCTCTCCGACCGTCGCCGCCTCCTGCTCGCGCCGGAAGTCGAAGTTTTTCGTGACCTTGATGCCGACGTTGAACTTGGCATCCTTCGTCAGCGTGTATTTCGTCGCGGTCGGGTCGTCCGGCTGCGCGGCGACAGGCTTGCCGCCTTGCTGCACCATCGGCGTATGCAGCAGCAACGTCTCCGGCTCCCCCTGGCCGTTCACGATGCGCGCAATGCGCCCCGGCCGGCCGTAAATCGGATACAGCAGGTTGTTGATAATCTGCCCCTCGTAGCGCATCGAGCGCATGAGGTTATCGAGGTAGTTCGACGTGCCCTGCTGCGCCTGTTCGCGCAGGAGATTCGCGTGCTTCGCGCTCTTGACGCTGCTGTCGGTCTGCCCCGTCGCGGGGTCGCTGATGGACACCGATTGCAGCGCGTCATCGAACATGGCGACGGCCGTGACGACAGGCTCAATCTGCGGCGCCCGCTGCATCGTCGTCGGGGCGCCGGCTTGTCGGCCTTCCAGGTCGGTCTGCTTGTAGGGCAGATAGGGCAACGTCCGCGTATTCGCGGCGTTATACCAGTCCTCGTAGCCTTCGACCTGTCCCTCGGCGATCATGAGCGGCGGCAACGGCGTCAGGCCGATCAACTCGACCATCTTCGACACCATGACGTTATAGGACTGCCCCGGCTCGCGCATCGGCCGAACCATGCCCTCGGCGCGGCGCTCCTCGTCGAACGGCTGCAACTCTTCGCCGAGCACCTGGACGATCGGCATGTCAGGACCGGGCCAATCGGTTTCCTCGAGCACGTCATCGTCCGAGCCGTCGATCTTCGCCCATTTGATCGACTTCTCGATCACGTCGCGCTCGTCGGTGACGACGGCGCCCTCCGGCAGCGCGTCCTTCCACTCGAGCGCGCCATCCGCCAGCGTGCACAGCGTCCGCGCCGTGCGCTCGGTGTAGAAGTAATCGACCACGCGGATAAAGCGCATGTCGCCGGTGCCGGTGAACCACTCCGGCTGCTCGTCGCCGAGTTGCCGCCACGCGGCATCGCTGTCCGCCGCGTCGAGCAGCTGATTCCTGCGCCCGTTGCGCCGCGGGTGCTCGACCTTATACCGCTGCCACGGCATATCGGTGCCGATGAAGCCCCACTCCGCGTCCGACCCGTCCGGCTGCTCGCGCGCGGGGTCCAGCGTGACGCACGACTGGTTGTAGTAGCGAGGAACGTAGACTTCCTGGTCGTTTGTCTTGCCCGGCACGTAGCGGGTCATGACGCCGTAGTAGCCGCGCCCTGCAATCGTCGCTCGCGCAAACGCCCACGTCCGCGCATCGGCCGCCTGCGACTCGCGCTGGATGCGGCGCACGAGCCCTTCGCGCAGCTTGATTTCCGTCTCGTCAATCGGCCCGGTCAGGTCGCCGAAGTCGTCGGCCGGCACAATCGTGAGCCCGATATCGCTGCCGCGCTCCTGGTTGAGCACCTCGCGCACCGGCTGCCGCGTTTTGTTGATGGTGATGCACGGACGGGCCGGGACGGGCGGCATGCCGTTGTTGGCGTCCTGCCCGGCGCGGGCCATGCGGATGTCCTCGGGCCACTGCTCGCCGGCATAGAAGCGCAGGTCGGCGAGTTCGCGCTCGCGTTGCGCGTGCTCGGCGGTCTGGGACTGCTTGAAGCGGTCGCGGGCGAGTTGGAGGAAGCGGGCGGTCGCGCGGCGGTTGCGCTTGCCGGTCGCGGGGGCGTCGTCGTCGGTGTCGTAGGCCATTAGCGGCTCGCCGCCTGCAATCGCCGCTCACCCATCGGCTTGACCCACACCGCGCGCAACTCCCCCGGCTTCGTCCCCAGCACCAGCTCGATATCCGCGCTCGGCTCCCCGCCGTTCGTGCTCATCACCGGCACGAGACCCGCGTCCGCGAACAGGCGCACGAGGCGGTCGCGCTCGGCGTGCGCGGCGGTGCGCGGCGGGCGGACGAGAAGGGGCTTGCTCATCGGCCGGTCAGGAGCCAGCGGAGACGCTGCCAGAACGTGCGGCCGACGAATTGCCAGTGACGAATAAATGTCGCCTCTCGCTCTTCAACAATGGACCGCCGAAGCGTCTCGGCGTGCGCGTTTATCGCCTCGCACCGCCCCCGCAACTCCGCCAGCGCCTTCGCGTTCGTGTTGACCGTCTCGATGAGGTCGTCCAATGTCGCGTTACGCTGCTGCGCGGACATCTCGGCGGCTTTAAGGGGGATGGGCGTGTAGCCGCGTCCCTGCGCGATTCGATTCGACTCGGCGGTCTGCGCGAACGCGCGTTCGATGAGGCCGCGCTTGCCCGTGCCGTTGCCGCTGCTCATCGCGGCCACCCGCTCGCACTTGGCGGATACAGCACCCCGTGACGGTCATGCGCGAACAGCGCCGAGCGGACCGGCGCCCCGCACGCGCAATCGGGCGGCTGCGTCATCCCGGCACCGCGAGCGACCTGCGGAAACGGCTGCCGGCAGTAGACGCACGTCAACGGGCGGTCGTGCGGCCCGGACGGCACAGGCTCGCCCGCCATCAGCGACTTCAGGAGATGCACGGGCGCGCTCATGGCCCGAGAGTCTAGCACAACCCTATCCGGCATAGCCCATCTCCCCATGCGACACCACCGCCCGCACCCCGCGCTCTGGCGCCTTCTTCCGCGGCGGCGCGGCGCCGAAGTTCGCTTCGAGATACTCGACCACGTTCATGGGATGCTCGTGCCAGCCATCCTTCTTCGGCTTCCGCATCTGCTTCGAGCCGACCGAGACCATGTTCTTATCCCACACGTAGCCGAACTGGAACGCCTCGGCCAGCATCCGGCGAATCGTCACCGACCGATGCGAAATCTGCAGCCACCGTTCCTCGTTGCGCGCCACCAGGAACGCCTCGTTCCCGGCGAGGTCGCGCTTCCGCATCCGTGCGCTCATCGCCTCAATGCACCCGAGCCGCACGTTCGGCATGTTCGACTCGTCCACGTGCCGCGCGATGATGCCGTGCGCCTTCAACATCGCGCCCATGTCGATGCCAATCGGGTTATTCACGCCGGCCGGGTCGCAGCACCAGCGCGTCTCGATCGGCTCGGGAAACCACAGATTGATGTAGCGCAGCACCTGTTCGAGGAACGGGTCCAGGTTCAGGTCGTGGCCTAGAATGCCGCCGAGATAGCGCGTCTGGCCGGACGGGGCGACCTGTCGCATGACCACGCAGGGATGATGCTTCCCGAAGTCGAGCCCCACCTCGAGCCCGAGACGCCGGTCGTAGTCGCACGGCGCTTCGTGCCGCGCGCGGTGGAACGCATCGCCGTAGACCGGATCGCCGATGACCGTCGAGCCGCGCTCCCCAAGCACGAGCGGCGCGTGCTGCGAGTGTCCAGGCGGATAGAGCCGGAGCAGATTCGGAATAACCTCGGCGTCGAGATTGTGCGCGTTGTCGTGGATGCTGAGCGGATAGTAGGCGCGCTCGGGCGGCAGGTTATCGATCGGGAACTCGTCCGCAATCCAGTGATCCTGCTCGACGGACTGCGGCGTGATGATGATTTGGTGCGGGTAGAGGTTGCGCGGGCCTTCGGGACACTGGCAATCGCGCGGACTCGTCACGCTGCAGCCGGCGCAGCGGAACTGCGAGAGCCGCGCGCACAGTTCGAGGTAGATATCGCGCTCGGGGATCTCTTCCGCCTGGTCGACATACACGCCCGACAGCGTCTTGCCGCGGAACTTCGCGTAGCGCAGCGTTTGGTCCTGCGCTTTGAGGCCCGTGATGTAGACGCGGCTGCCGTTGTCTAGCTCGTCGTAACCCTCGTTGCCGTTCCACCGCAGGCTGGTGCCGCTTCGGTCGCAGCGTTCGCGCCAGCTCGGTTTGAGCGTCTTCTCGACGCCGTCATCGGTCCAGCGCGCGAGCAACCAGTTGATACCGGGATAGGTTTGACACGAGTGCAGCACCATCTCGAGGCCGAGCGTGGTTTTTCCGCTGCGCACCGCGCCCTCAATATCCTTCTCTCGCGCCGTGTCGAGGAAGGCTTTCGCGTGGGCGCCGTAGAAGCGGACGCGGGATTCGCTCATTGCGGCGGCACGCGCTGCCAGATGCACAGCCCGCACGTCACGCACGTTGGCGGCTCGTATTCATTTGACGTGAACGGCGGTAGCGGGTCGCCATCCATGTCCGTGTATTGGAGCGTGGCGGTAAACACATCTGCGCGTCCGATATGGCCGATGCCGCAGATGACGCGCGCGCGCTCAGCAACACGCTCACGCGAGATCAGTTTCGGCTCTCGGCTCATGCCGCCCCGCCTCCCGGCACGTCGGGGCCGATGTCGGGGTGTTGCTGATACGAACCGAGATATCCAAGCACGCGCGCCGTTAGTGCATCTTCGGTGTCGTAAGGGCCGAGTAAAATGCCGCCAGCGCTCTCTGCATACCAGCCGTCAACTTCGCGAAAGAACGCGAAAGCGCGATCGCCTGCGCTCACGACTCGGCCCGTGTGCGTTGAACTAGCAATGAGTTCCGACCAACGCCCGCTCATGCCTACTCCTGCCGAGGCGGCGGCCCCTCGTGCAGCTCAACGACGTGGCGCGTGACCATCTCGCCGCCGTCCTTGCCGGTGAGCTCGGTCCGCGCCAGTTTCGGGATGTGATACTCGATAAGGTCGGTGATGCAGCGGAACGCCGCGGCCGGCCCGTCCTGCTGCCGAATCTCAATGAGAAGCTCCTGGAGCAGCGCGGAGTTCTGGTCGACGAATAGGGCGATGGCTTCGCGCGCGTTGGCTGTAGAGGCGTTGGGCGTGCCCTTGGCCCTCCCTCCGGGTCGTCCGCCGCCTTTTTTGAATGGCATGCTGTTTGCCGCTACTTTAACACGGGTATTCGATGCCGAACGCGGCGCGGCCGATATCGCGGAGTTTGGCCTCTTCGTGCGCTGTGCTGGTGCCCTTGTTGTCGTGCCAGCGCGCGAGGACGTAGGGCGCATTGGGCGGCTTGGCGCGCTTCCAGCGTTTGGAGCAGAGGCCGCAGTAACTGTCGTCGAATTCGAGCCCGCCGATGGCGTAGACCTTCTCGACGTAGAGGCCCGGCTTGCATTGGCAGGGGCCGTTAGGTGCGCGTTGCATGATGCTCCTGAATCCAGCGTTGCAGGTGTCGACGGGCGTTGCGAGCGCCGGCTTGGTAGCCTCGCACGTAGTCGGCTGAGAGGCGCGAGCGTTGGCGTTGGCGTCCGCCTTTCCGTCCAGCAGCCGACGCGCGAGGGTCGCCAGGGATGAAGGATTGCGCGTTGCGGTGTTGAGGCATGGCGTCAGAAGTCGCTGAATTCTTCGGGGTTGGCGGCCATAGAGTCGTCCACGTCATCGGCCGGTAGCGGTGGGACCATCAAACGCTTGCCGACGAGCTTACGAAAGTCCACCCAGAAGGTATCGCGTGCGGCGTAGAAGTTGGCGAGTTCGTCGCCGTGTGCCCAGTGTCCGAGTGTGATGATTTTATCGCCGTCGGCGCGGCGGAGGTCGGACCCGTCCGGTTCGGTGTCTGGGACGTAGCGGAGCGGTCGAAGAGAGACGCCAGTTTCGCGGCAGAGATGGCATCGGCACGGGTCTGCTTCGAAGCCTCTCGCCACGGCGTCCCGATATTCCTCGGACTGGTCGACGGAGAGCTGGAGCAGTCCTGCGGCTTTGGCTTTCGGGAGCGCGTCAATCCATTCGGCGGGCTTCGGGAAGCGCTTCATGTGGGCAGCGCAATGGTCCGCGCCGAGCTTCTT